AAGTACAAAGAGTAGACAAGATCTACAAGTTAACAAGGAACGCAGCACCTTTATCTTTAATGCTTGCAACAAGACATACAAAAAGGTTTCCACTTCTTTGGTTTGACCCAGAAACAGAAGTAAACAGAGAATTACGTTACGCACGTAATCAAAAATCACCATTTGTAGATGAGCAGGATGGAAACGCAATTATAGAACCAGTTATTTTTGAAGATGGTTTTCTAAGGGTTTCTAAGTCCAATCAAGTTTTACAAAAATTTTTAGAGGTACACCCACACAACGGAATAAAATTTAAAGAGCTTGATAAATCTAAAGACGCACAAGACGTTGTTGAAAATATTAATATAGAGATTGATGCAATGATAGAGGCACGTTCTTTATCGCTACCACAGTTGGAGTCATTAACAAGGGTTTTGTTCTCTAAAGATCCATCTACTATAACCACGGATGAGATGAAGAGAGATATTTTAGTTTATGCTAAAAACGAACCAATAGAGTTTATGTCTCTTGTAAACGACCCTGTACTGAAGCTTCAATCTACTGTACATAAGCTTCTTGAGGTGGGTCTTATAAAATACAGAAACAAAAACAAGGAAGTTTTCTTTAACACCAAAACTAATAAGACAAGGCTTTGCACAATACCATATGGCGAGGACCCTATTTATATTGTGTCATCATTTTTTCAATCTGATGATGGGATAGAGTCTTTAAAACATTTAGAAAAAATGTTGGATAATTAATTTATTTATTTATATATTTACACTATAAATAACTTTTTTAAGGGGTAAGTTATTTTCATTGTAGAGGCTTTAGAAATAAGGTCTCTTTTTTTTGTTTATATTTGTTTTTTATTAACCCATTAAAAATTTTTTATAAAATGGAAAAATTTCTTAAAGTTACAAACGCTCCTATTACTAATGAATTAATTAGTCTTAACGGAGTAAAATCAATCGGTACAGCTACTGCAACTGCAACAACAGTTGTCATAAAGTACATGGACGGAACTGCTACTACAGTAACAACTGCTGCGCAAGTTGCTCATGATGTTTATTCAGCTATATTAGATGCTACTGAGTCAGCATTAGTTACAAGTTGGACAAGACCAATGTTTTCTGTAAAATTACCTAAAGCTGTAACAAGTATTGTAAATGCTTAATTAGTTTAAGTATACCAGTAAATAAAGAGAGGTCTACAAAAAAGTAAGCCTCTTTTTTTTTTGATTATCTTTGTGTAAATAATAGTCAGGATGATAAACGATATTAGAAATACAGTTTTAGCTGTATTAAATAAAAACAACTACGGATACATCTCTCCACAAGATTTTAATCTATATGCACAACAGGCTCAGATGGATTTGTTTGAGGACTACTTTTACGCATATAACTACCAGGTAAACAAAGAAAACCAAAGGTCTTCAGGTACAGGATATGCAGATATAAAGAAAGGATATGTTGAGGTTATTGATTTCTTTTCGGTAACATCAAACTTAAATCAAAATGGTACTTTAAAAGATAGTTTTTTGTTACCATCTATTGCTACTACAGGATCTGATTATTACTTAATAAATAAAATATATATAGGTGGAACAGAGTTGGAAAGGATTGAGCAAAGTAAAATTTTATTATTAAACAGCTCTCCATTAACAGCACCATCTACAATGTTTCCTGCTTATACTACGGAAGGGAATATTGCAACAGTGTATCCATTACCTGTCGTAGCACCAACAGTTGCTTGTCAGTATATAAGATACCCCAAAGTTCCTAAGTGGACATATGTAGACTTAGGGAACAATAGCGAACCTGTTTTTGATCAGACTCAGTCTGATTATCAGGACTTTGAGTTGTTTGCGGATGATGCCACCGACTTAACAATGAAAATACTACAGTACGCAGGGGTTTCAATAAGAGAGGCATCTGTTGTACAATACGCAGGGGCTGTAGAGTCTGCTGAAAATAATAGCGAAAAATAAATATGTCATACATTAGCCAATACGAGTATTACGAAAATGGAGGTGTAGCACCTGAAAATAAAAACTGGGGTTCTTACCAGTACGTGTCATTAAAAGACATAGTTGTAAACTATGAGTTAATGTATTCAGGGAACCATTCTCTGGTAAACAATGAGGAAAGGTTTAAGATACTATTTCATGCAAAGAGAGCGATTCAAGAGTTAAATTATGATGCGTTTAAAGAGGTAAAGGTATTGCAGCTAATTGTTTCTGATGAGCTTAGGTTTGTTTTACCTTCTGATTATGTGAACTGGGTTAGGATTTCTTACTACCAAAATGGTGTTATAAGACCTATGGTAGAAAATGTTCAAGTAAATTCTGCAAAGTCTTATCTTCAGGCAAACGACACTAGAATACTTTTTGATCAGGATGGTAAGGCTCTGCAGCCAGAATACTCTCCATTAGACTTTGACAGGATTACAGGTCAAAAGCCTAGCATATATTTAAATAGCTTGAGTCCATATAATGGCTTAACAGGTTACGAATACGAAGGGTGCTGGTACTTTGATTTTGCTATTGGTGCAAGGTTTGGTCTTAATACAGAAACTGCAAACGCTAATCCTACGTTTAGGATTGATAAAAAATCAGGTGTAATAAACTTTGACTCTACCATGGCAAACAATAGCTGTATTCTGGAGTATATATCTGACGGTATGGAGGGTGGAGACGACACTCAGGTTACGGTAAATAAGTTATTTGAAGATTATGTTTACGCATATATTAGTTACCAAATTTTAAATTCTAAGTTAGGTGTTCAAGAGTATGTTGTAAATAGAGCTAGAAAAGCAAAATCATCGCTTCTAAGGAACGCAAAAATAAGATTAAGCAACATACACCCAGGAAGGTTATTAATGAACTTGAGGGGGAGAGATAAGTGGATAAAGTAATATGGCTAAAATTCAAAGAAATTTCATAGCAGGTAAGATGAATAAATCCGTTGACGAGCGACTCGTTCCAAACGGACAATATGTTGACGCATTAAATGTTAGGCTTGGATCTTCTGAGTCCACGGAGGTGGGTGCTGTTGAAAACTCTAAGGGTAACACAAAGCTTACGTCTTTAAGCTACAAAGGAGAAACTTTAAGCAACCTAGCTAAATGTATTGGAGCATATGACGACGGAGCTAACGAGACACTGTATTGGTTTATTCATGACTCTGATTTTTCTCTATCACCAACAGGTAAGCTAGATTTAATAATTTCTTTTAACGTAACCACTAACAATTTAATATACCACGCAATAAGCGTATCTAAAGGGGGTACAACCCCTACCGAAACAACTTTAAATTTTAACGAAAAATTTCTTATTACAGGAATTAATTTAGTGGATGGGTTGCTGTTTTGGACAGATAACTATAACCCTCCAAGGTTTTTAAACACACAACGTAACTACGACAGTCCTAGTGGAACTCCGCTTGTTGATGGTGATGGAGATGCTTCTTTATTTTTTGAGTCATTGTTGGTTATAAAAAAACCGCCTAATAGCGCACCAACTGTTGAGATGACTACCACTAGCGGTGGTCAAGAAAATTACTTAGAAGAAAGACTTATTTCGTTTGCGTACAGGTATGAGTACCAGGATGATGAGTACTCGGCTACGTCTCAGTTTTCAGATGCTGCGTTTATTGCAAAACCTTTTAGTTTTAGTACTGAATCATATCTAAATGATGGTATGATAAACAATTTTAACACCGCAGTAATAACATACAACTCAGGTAGTTCTTTGGTTAAAGCTATAGATTTGTTATTTAAAGACAGCAGCGGTACTGTTATTAAGGTTGTAGAGAAATTAAAAAAATCTGAATTAGGTCTTGCTGACAATACAAACTACACGTTTGAATTTAGGAACAGCAAAATATTTACAATACTACCGCAGTCAGAATTATTAAGACTTTTTGACAATGTTCCTTTACTGGCTCAGGCTCAAACATTAATGGGCAACAGGCTAATGTATGGTAACTACATTGAGAATTACAACCTGGTAGATATAAACAATTCTCCTGTTAGGCTTGAGTATGAGACAGAATTAATCTCAAAACTTATAGGTCGAGAGGATGTCGTTGATACATTTGGTAATGTTGGATACACCTTTGGGTTTAGTAATACTATTACTAACGCTCAGTTGATTATGGACTTGAATGGTTTTAATTTAGTTGCAGGGGCTCTTATTTCTATTGACGCAAGTTTTGTTCATAATTCTTTTGCGGGAAGCACTCCAACTGAAACAACAACAACAACAAACTTTACGTTTTCTTATGTATTGCCACAGGCTTTTACTAGCGTATATGATTTAGCTATAAGCGTAGACTTTCAAGAAAAAATAGGTATAGCATCCACAATAAAACCTGTTTACAGTAGCGACGCTCTTACCGAAACATCTTGCCAGGGCTCTACCTTAACTGACATAATTAACTGTGCAATACCAAACACTTTAGACAGCGGGTCTACTCCTAGTTGGACAAAATTTGAAAGCGGTATATCTTCAGCAAATCAACCTTTGGGTATTGTAGCAACACCAGGTTCAACCACAATCGGACTTGAGCTAATATCTATGAGAAGGGTGGACGATTTAACTAACCCAACACAGAATGCATACGAGTATTACAGTTGGAATTTTGCAGAGATTTCTTTTCAAACAATAAGTAACACAAAAAGCCTACATAGCAATAGGGACTATGAGGTAGGAATAATTTACATGGATGAATTTAACAGGTCATCTACTGCGTTGGTTAGCCCCAACAATAGTGAACACATACCCTGTGGGTTTTCAGATCAAAAAAACTCACTTAGGGTAACAATACCTGTGCAACAAAACCCACCTTTTTGGGCAACAAAATATAAGTTTGCCATAAAGCCTAGTACAGAAACATACGAAACAATTTATACAAAACTGTTCTTTGTGGATCCTACCACTAATGATACATATTTTTTATTAGAGGGTGAGAACCAACGAAAGGTTGAGACGGGTGACAGGTACATTGTGAAGGCAGACTCCCAGGGTCCATTAATTAGGTGTGCATACGCAACTGTTTTAGAAAAAAGTGCTAAGGAGTCAGACTTTTTAACCCCCCCTCCTCAAACTTCTGATAACACTGATATTTCTATTCCTGCAGGTACTTACATGAAAATAAAGGCTCAGGATTTTTCTGTTAATTTAGGAGACAACCCATTTATATTACCAGGAAAGCAATGCTCTGTTTCTAGAGGAGGAGGCTCTACAGTGCTTGGTGTTTATACTGGTCTAAGTGGGGATGGAAATCAAAATTTATTTGCTCCTTTTAATATACCTGCAGGAAGTAGAATAAAAATAGATTTTGACTTTACAAGAAAGGGTTCGGGCTCAGGGCAATTATCTTGTGAACGTAGGACGTATAGACTAGAAGCCACGCTTACTGCGTCTCAAGAATACGATGATATTATTAAATGGTGGAACGGTGATAACATTGGGAATATTATAGACACTGGGGTTAAAGACGTTGGTGGTAATGGACCAGATATTGAAAATGAATATATTACCACTACAGCGGATAATGCTTCAAATAATTATGGTCTTGGAAGTGGTTCCGAAACCACTAACAAGTATAGATGGTTTCAAGACCCAAATACAAATGAAATACGTTTTATAACCACAGGTACTAAAGCGTGTGGTACTAAAAACAAAAGAAGGTCAAACTCTTGTATTACCTTTGAAATATTTAGAACTGAAAGCACAATAGTGTTTGAGACACAGCCGTCTGATGCACAACCAGATGTATGGTTTGAGGGTTCAGAAACTTTTAATATTGTAAAGGAAGGTTGTTTATTTAATTTAAGTGTTGCGGCTGCAGAACTAAACCCAATTGCTTTTGAGTATACTTTGGAAGGAATTCAAGAACAGGTAATTGTTAATCCAGGGGGATCAAAACAGAATATAAATGGAGACTGTAGCTCAATGGTTATATCAGCATCTACAGTGCCTGGTTTAGCTAGTAACGTAGTTATCACTAGTACTTCGGTACAAAACTCTCATTTAGGAAATATTCAGTCTCAGACGCTAACGCAGCCTGCGATTATAGACACATCATTTTTTAATTGTTTTGCGTTTGGTAACGGTGTTGAAAGCTATAAAATTAGAGACTCAATAATTGGTGCTTCATTGTTGCTAGGAAATAGGGTTACAACAACCTCTTCTGAGGACTACAGGCAGGCAGATCGTTTTTCAGATATTACTTACAGTGGTATATATAATGACGAAAGCAATGTAAATAAACTAAATGAGTTTAACTTAGGGTTGTTAAACTTTAAGAAAACAGAGGAATCTTTTGGACCAATACAAAAATTATTTGCAAGAAGTACAGACATTCTTACATTGCAGGAGGATAAAATATCATACGTATTAGCAGGTAAAAATTTACTTTCTGATTCTGCCGCAGGTGGTTCTATTGCTTCTGTACCAGAGGTTTTAGGAACTCAGATTGCTAGGCTAGAAGAGTTTGGTATAAGCTCCAATCCAGAAAGTTTTGCGGTATACGGATATAATAAATATTTCTCTGACCAAAAACGGGGAGCATTAATTCAATTGACTGGTAGTGCTTATTCAAATGAGCAGCTAACAGTAATATCTGAGGCAGGTATGCGTTCGTGGTTTAGGGATAGGTTTATAGAATCACCAAATACTCAGAAGCTTGGTGGTTACGATCCTTATATGGGAGAGTATGTGTTTTCTATTAATGACGATGCGCTTCCATTTGATGTAAAATGTTTTGACTGTGGCGTTAATCAATTTTTTCCTTATAGCCTTACAGACAAGGTGTTATGTTTTAATGTCAGTCAATTAGTTGGTGAGGTTACAATCATTGTTAATGTTGCGTTTTCTCAGACAGGAACTTTTAACGCACAAACTTTATACGACGGCACGACCACTACAACAGCATTAGTAGAAGGCAGTAACACAATTACCTTTAGCAAAGACAAGGTTTTAATTGAAACTTTTCAGCTTACCCTTACAGGGTCTGTTGCTGCAGATGTAACTTTAGACGTTTCTTGTCCTGCTGCTAAAACTATAGAAATTATTCAAGTATCTGTGTCTGATAGCTTTGACGGAGGTAAGTTTATACATAACGAATATCGATGGGTTGACGGAGTTTTTGTTTCTCCTTTACATCAAGAGCAGGTTCAGTTAAAAATAACTAACATTTACCCTAGCTACCCTATCGTTTCTCAGTACAGCTCTGTGTCAGGACCTCAGGGAGCAGGTGTTATACCTGCTGACGGTGCTATTGTTTCAATAATATCTAACAAGATTGCGCCAACCGATACGTTCGTGTTCTCTAACCCACCAAATAATTTTAAATATTTAAGGAGTGGGACACTGTATGCCAATACATCTGCTGCTATACAGGACTTAATAAATGCGTCTACAACTGGTGTTATTAATGCAACAGGAGCACCGTCCACATACCGTTCTGATTTTACAATGCCTTCGGGTAATACAGGCGATTACCTGTACCTAATATATGACTACAGAAAGCCTGTGTTGTTGCAACTTTGCTACTCAACAACTAGCCCTCTTGATGCATGCTGTAATTGTAGTGAGGAACCTTAAAATATAATTATGAAGTATATAAATAGTTGGAAAGCAAACGCAAAAAAAATACACTAACTTTACTAAACTTTAGTATAAACAATTAATATGGCAAATTATGTAAATATTTATTTAAACGGTCCAACGCTGTCAACAGCCACGGGGGTATTTACCAATGCGGATTTAACAATTTGTGCTGCTGATGGCTGGTATTCTGATGGTGTAATATCTAGGCAACTTGTTGGATGCAAGCTGCTTGATCAACAGGTTTGTTCTGGATGCACGGAGAATACAATAACACTACAATATGATAGCACTTCTGCAAGTGATTTGTTTTGCGCAACAAGTACAAGCGTAACCGTTTTTATGGCTTTGGGTGATCAGTTTAGTACAACCTCTGAGATATTTTCAAATATTTCATTAAGCTCTCCTGTTGCAAATGGTTTTTATAAGGAGAAGTTTTCTAACTTTTATCGTCAACAAACGACTGGTTCTTTGGGTGTCCTTTTATCGGGTCCAAGTTGCCCTCCAACAAATACAATGTTTAGGTCAGCATTAAGCACGGTGTGCAGTGATTTCTGTACAACTAATTACCTTATAAGTGCTGGTTTTAGTACTGTTGAGGGCACTAACTTTTTTACTCTAGCAGATACCAACGAAATTGTTGGTGGGCTAGCAGATGGGTTTTATGCTTACGCAGCAACAAGCACAAACACTGCGTCAGGAACGTTTAGAATAATGCAAATAGATAACAATGAAGTATTAGGGATAAAACAATGTTCTGGAGGATTGTGTGTAGACTTATAAATAAATAAATAAATAAATAAATATGCAAAACTATACTTTAACATATGACGATGGGGTAAAAGGATTCCCGTCTTTTTATTCTTACTTTCCTGATTTTATGGTGGGTATGAACAACTACTTCTACACATTTAAGAATGGAGATCTTTACAGGCACAATACAAATGTTAAGAGAAATCAGTACTACGGTACTGACTATTCTTCATCCATAACCTCTGTGTTTAATGACGAGCCCTTGATAAACAAAATTTTTAAGACACTGTCTTTAGAGTCTGACTCGGCATGGACTGCTAGTCTTAACAGTGACCAGCAGTCTAGTAATTTTATTTCTTCTGGAGACTTTGAGGAGAAAGAGGGCGGTTACTTTGGATACATCAGGGCTTCTAATATTAACCCTGCAAACTCATCTCAATATCCTTTAAGGTCGGCAAACGGTATAGGTAGTAATACTTTTGCTAACATTACAGACCCTTCAGCAGTTTTAATTAAATTTAGTGTGAACCCATTGGTAAGCATTGGAAACATTATAAGCATCGGGGACTTGTTGTATACAAAGGTCAGCAATGTTATTACGCTAATAGGTCAGGTAAAGGATAAGGTTGAGGATATTCAAAACGGAGAGAATTACTTAGAGGTTGACACCACTATAACTAGACCACTGAACGACCCATTGGGTACTCCTATTGGTAACTTACCTCCAACGACACCAGTCTATTATTTCTTTATTAAGAACGGAACCGCTGAGTCACATGGCTTACTTGGTCACTACGCAGAATTTACTTTAACTAACAATAGCACAAATGCCGTTGAGTTGTTTGCGGTAGAGTCTGATATAATGAAATCATTTCCATAAAATTAGTATCTTTGAAGTAATGATAGAAAACGATTTGCCTATACATATATTAAATAGTATTCCGCAAGGCACAGGAATGTTATGGGAAAAAATTGAAAAATTTAAAGAACAAGTTGATTCTATAGCGGGTACATTAACGCATAAGGCAGGTACTAAGTATGAAGGAAAGATGAATGAAGTGTACCCTTTAAAACAACATCTTGAAGGAGGTTTGTATACAAGGGAGTTATTTATGCCTAAAGGACATTTAATAATCTCAATGATACACAAACAAAATCATCCATCGTTTCTGTTAAGCGGCAAGGTTTCTTACTTAACTGATCAGGGGTTGGTAGAGACAATTAGTGCACCTCATGTTATTCAAACAAAAGAAGGAGCGCAAAGGGTATTATTTATACATGAAGATAGTGATTGGTGTTGTGTGTATAAAACTGATGCAAAAACATTTGAAGAAGCTGAGGCAGATGTTTATGTAGACACTTATAAAGAACTACCTCAAGAAATAATTAAAAAAAGAATATTATGGCAGGAATAGGATTGGCAATAGCTGGGTTAGCTTTATCTGCAGGAGGCATGGGAATGTCTTTTGCTCAGGCTGGTGCACAGAGAAAATTAGGCGAAAAGGTTGACAGAGATGCAGAAAAGGCAATGGCAGCAGCTAGAAAAAAATTAGAGGTAAACTACTTAGACGCCTTGGCTATTAACAAGCTACCTTACGAATTAGAGCGTGAGGCTTTATTGGTACAGGGGGCGCAAAGTGTTGAGGCAGCTAGAGAGTCTGAGCGTGGAGCAGCGGCAGGCGTTGGAAGGGTCCAGTTAGCGCAGCAACAAGGTCAGAGAAATATAACAAAAGAAATGGGAAGAGACTTAATGTCTCTAAATGTAGGAGGTGCAAAGGAGAGTTCAAGGCTTCGTGACGTTGGTGTTCAGTTAGATTTAGGTGCAGTTGCAGGCGCACAGATGGCATCTGCTGATGCGAGTGAGGCGGAAGCAGCGGCAACCGCACAAGGGTTTCAGCAGTTAGCAGCTTTTGGCGCACAGGCTTTAGATGCAGCACCACTGTTTTCAAGGAGCGCAGGAGTAAGGGCATCCGACAAGGCATATAGACAAGCCAATCAAACAGGTAGAGAGGCTTATATGAAAGGAGCAGGTAAAGGTAAAGGTTTATTTGGAACAAGTATTAATTCAGGATATAGACAAGCATCAGGAGCAGAAGGTAGACAGGGAGTTTTAAATAAATCAACATTCGATCAGATTGAGAAAAACAATCCAGATTTTATAAATCAATTCAATAAAGCTCAAGGAAAGCAGGGTATTCAGTTTAATAAAGACTCGTTTTTAGCTAACCCACAGGGTTTTATAAATAGAGGTAGTGTACAACAGCAGGCTTTATTTAATAATGCTTTAACTGGAGTTCAAATGAGTCCTATAGAAGATGAAGATCAGTCTTTAGTTCAGGAACAAGATTTATTAAATACTGACCCAATGGCTTTATTAGGATACCTAAGTAATAAAAGAAAAATGTAAATGGCAACATATTATAAGTACGCAGAAAGGGATGCAAACAGTCAGGTAAACTGGTCAGAAATAACCTCTAACATGGTGAACTCCTTGAAGGAGGTTCAGACAATTAGAGACTCCAAAAGGAAGGCTATCAATGACGCTACCACAGAACTAAGCACTACACTTTCGGAAGCTCCTCAGGGTGAGCATAAAGGCTTAAATGAGTTTGCCATGACATACGCTAACAACGCACAAGAAATGCGTTTAATGCAGGACAAGCTTTTAAAGTCGGGTCAGTTAAAGTTAAAGGACTACAACATTGGTCGTGCTAATTTAACACAGGGTACGTCAAAACTTTTTAACCTTTCTAAAAAATATCAGGCACAGTATAAAGTAAAGATGGATAGGCTTGAGGGTGGCTTGTCTGCAACACAAGAACAATGGCAAATGTCAGAGCTTGAGGGTTTTGCAAACTTTTCAAACCACGAGGCGTATATAAACCCCACCAATGGTCAGGTAAACATGGGTAAGTTGATTGATAAAGAAGTTGCAGGAAAGACAGTTAGAACGATGGACAGAACCCCTGGAAGTTTTACAACAATAGACCAATTAAATTTTGCAGTTTCTGACCAGGTAAATAAGTATAACCTGGATAACTTTAATGCCGAAGTTTCTAATTTTGCAAAGACTTATTTAACAACAGATGGTGCGTATAGTTCACTTGATGACGTTAGGCAAATGCCTGAGTTTGAAAGTATGAAGAAAAATATAATTAAGTCTCAGCTTGTTGACCCAAGGGCTGTTGGTAGTATATTAACAAACTTTGTTGGTATTGCTTCAAACGGAAAATCTTTTACATTTACAAGAGACCCTAATAAAAAAGATGCCAACACTATTCTTTTAGTAGACGACCCAAACCAACCTGGTTCAGGTAGGCTTAGTCCTGACTTTAGTGGCAGCGTTGGTAAGAAGCAAATGGAGTCGGCAGAAAAATTCTTAGATACGCAGTTAGAAAAACAACTGCCTAGGAAGGAGACCACTAAAGCTGTGCCTGATCTTACTCCTTCAGAAATTGCTGCTAGGGCAACAAGAAAAAAAGAAGATGAAATGATTTCTAATGTTGGTAAGTTAATGACAGGTGATGAAACTCAAATACAAACTGTACTTGGTTATTTTAGGGACTTAAACGATAAGACTAAAAAAGTTAGAAGAACTCCTGATGCTATTGAGGTTACTTTTGAAAAACAAGATGGAAAACTAGAAACAAGAGATATTAAATTTTATGTAGAAACAGCAAGCGGAAAAAAAGCTAAAACTGTAGCTCAGTTTATAGAGTCTGCTAGTAATTTATTAACAGGATCATCACCTTCAGGAATAAAAACTATTCTTGAAAGAGGAAACTACGACAAAAACGCAACTTTTAATGAGTCATTAACAGAGGATTATGTAGCAGAAATAGATGTTGATGATGTTGTAGAAGAAGGTCAAGACATGGAGAAGTTAGATAAAAAATTAAATTTAGCCGTAAAAGATTTAGATTTTTATGGCGAAGATGAAGGAGTGGATAAACCTAATCCTAATTATAACCCAGAGGAAGAGGAGTCTGATGATAATCCTAAAACAATTAATGTAGGAGGATTACGAAACGCAATTAAAAAAGCTTTTCCTGACTTTGAATTAAGCATTACACCAATAGATAATGATAAGTTTATTATTGATGTTGCAGGTTATGATGGGTCTGTAACAATAGAAGGTGATTTTATGAGTATTAATAATGTTGAAGGAGAAAAGGAAAAACGCAATCTTAAAGCGTTTATGAAAACATTATATATACAGAAATTTAAAAAAAATAAGGGCAAAACTAACACAAGTACGGACACAGACACAGAAACAGGAGGAAACTCAAGATAAGTATGGATGAGCAATTATTAAAAGATTTTTTAGAAACGGCAAAACAAAACCAATATAACTGGGATGTTATAATGCCTAAGTTTCCAGAATTAGAAGGCATAGATTTACAGTTACTAAAAGATTACACACAAACTGCAATAGATTATAATTATGATTATGATATTATAAATCCTAAGTTTCCAGAATTTTTTGGTGAACAATACGAAGTAAAAAAAAAAGACGAATCAGGTTTTATTACTCAAGATCAAAATGGGGAATTGGTTACGGAAACCATTTCTTCGGCTACACAGCCACAGACTGAACAAGATTACTTTGAGGGAACTTTTGGTGACATACTAAGAGGGTTTGATACAGTAACACAAACAGGCTTAGGAGACTTCGTGGATGACATGGCTCGTAGTGTTGCTAGTGGTTACTACCAAGGTCAGGTTGCTGAGGATGCATCAGACATACTTCTACGAGGTGCAAACGCAACCGATGAAGATATATACAGTTTTATAGAAGCCAATAAAGAGGCACAGAAATTAGGTCCATCTGATGAGATGATGGAGTACCAAAAGACCTACGAAGAAAACGGAAAAGGTTTTATGGGTGTTTTAATGGGTCTGTACAAGTCAGGGTTTCAAGTTATTCCTGAAGTTATACTTAGCTCTATCACCTCCATGGCTACCAACAAAGATTCATTGATGGTTGCAGGTGGAATAATAGGTTCAGGTGCAGCAGTAGGTGCTACTACAGGTGCAGCAGGAGGGACAGTAGCTTTGCCTGTTATCGGAACAATAGGTGGTGCAGGAGCAGGAGCTATTACAGGTGCAGCAGCAACACTTCCATACGCATTTGCAGCAGCAGGATCAGTTCTTGAAATGGGTGCTACATTCTCTGAGTTACTACAAGAGGAGATTGAGGGAGAGCTTACTCCTGAAAAAATTAGAGAGGCATTAAATGATGATAAAATATATACGAGTCTACGAAACAGAGCATTAGCTAGAGGTTTAACCATTGGTGTTATTGATGCATTTACAGGTAGATTAGGTGGTAAGGTTGCAGGTGGAATTCTTAGTAAGGCTGGCAAGGGTGCAACTAAAGGTACTAAAATTAAATCTGTTTTGGCTGCATCAGGAATTGAGTCAGTAGGTGGTTCAGTAGGTGAGGCTACTGCTAGAGGTGTGATTGGTCAAGAGATGGATATTTCTGAGATTGCATTAGAGGGTATTGCTGAAGCTCCAGGTGGGATAAAGGATGTTATATCCGCAAGGTTTTCAAAGCCAAAGTATAAGGTAAACGGAAAGAAGGTAGACGTCGAGACCATAGACAACCTTATAGAGACCATGACATTAGACCAACTACAGTCTACAAAAATAAAGATTGACAACGATTACGAAGGTAGGGCAGACAAACTTTCTGACAGAATATTACAATTAAACATTGAGAGATTAATACTAGAAGCTAATCCTGATATTAACCCTGAGACTTTAGCTGAAATAACAAATCTACAACTAGAGCTTAGTAGCCTAGAGGGCAACAAGACTGAGGTTGCTAAGGAAAAGGCTAGTATACTTAAAGCTAAAATAAAAGACTTACAAGAGAATCAGCTAGAGGCAGAGGTGGATACTGAGGTAGATGCCTTTAGAGAGCTTGAACAGAGTGAGCAATTAAAATATATAGAGCAGGCTAGTAAGGAATTAGTAGAAGAGTCTGAGGCAAAGGGTGATGAGGAGTTTGAAATAACTGAGCAGCAAAATTTAGAACGAGCAGTTGAGTTGTTTAACAAAGACCAACAAACGGATACAGAGGCAGAGGTAGAAACTAAGGCAGAACCTGAAGCTGAGGTTGAGGTTGATGATAAAGTGGTTTACGAAATGAACAAGACCAATAAGAGAATATGGTCTAAAGATTTTGAAATAATAGATAATCGTCAAGGACAAGAAGAGGCTTTA